CCTTTCAGACTCCACCAGACTACTCGTATTGACGTTTTTATAAGGCTTTAGTCTTAAAAATTGGCGGTATGATACAGTACATGGAGAAAAAAATCTTAGTTTTATCTTACTTTAGTTTTTGAAGTTCCTCTCTCACAATCAACCTGATTCTTTCCTCGTCTGATTGATTCTTACAAGGCAGATCTAAAGCATGGCATACAAGATTAGGCCATTTTTTTGCCCATTTTTCTAAAATTCTAGCACTGATTATGCTTTTTCCTTGTAGAAAAGAGCTAAGCGTTGATGCTGAAACATCACCCACTTCACAGAGTTCTTTTCTTTTCACTCCGTGATTATTTATCCATTCCTTGATTCTTTCGTGCATCATTTTCTTAACTCCTTTATTTCATATTCTAAACTTTTTTTTCGTTTTATTGAAAAAAAAGCTTGATTTGTTCGATATTCTGAAATATATTAGAAATCAAGACGAAATACAGAAATCTTTTACGAAATACAGAAAATTAAAAAAAACGAGTTAACCAACAAAAAGTGTTGATACTTCGTTAAAAAAGTTATTGACGACCCCCTAAAATCATCACAAAAGGAGGAAAACATGAAAATCGACGTGCCCGAAGTTCGTCACACCCCTTTCGTGACTGTTCAGCGGTTTTGTGAAATGACGGGACTTACCAAAAGTCAAGCCAGACACATGATTAAATCTGGCTATTTGCCGACAATTCGTCTTACTGATGGTAAGCAGATCAGTAAGTCGCACTATGTAAATTTGCTTAAAATCCAGGCAAAGGTCTCTGATGCGTCTGGAGAAATCGTTCATCTAACTGCATGAAAAGGAGAAATCCATGCAAACCCAAGTCACTTTAAAAGTCTTCACCGCCCAAAAAGGCACCATTGATAGCGATTCGGATGGAAACGCTTTGCCACCAGAAAAGCACTTTGATTGGGCCAGCGTACAGGGCCTTGAGCCGATTAAGCCCGAGCAGCACGACCGCGCCGGGAATGCTCCCGTCAAGCTTTCTTGCACCCATGCTGTGTTTGATGAGGTGCGAAAGCTTCTTCCTCCAGGAGAGGTTAAAGAACTTGTGTTTGAGTGCGATATGCGCTCAGGCGCGAAGCAGAAGATCCAGCTTTTCGCCACGAAAGTGCTTCCGGCCAAGTAGGAGAAAGTCATGGAAACTTTGCACGAACTTTTTCAGGTGATCGCCGTTTCAAGGCCTCGCTCTGTGCTGCTCCTTCGGGCTGGAGACTCTGGTGATCTTGATGATCTTATGGAGGTTCAGGCCACTCCGCAGCTAGCCCTTAAAATTTTTCATCTCGTCTCTGTTCATGGTATGGGCGAAGTCGAGCTGACCATAGAAAGAGGGGTGGCGATCCGAGCTGATCGCTTTTTCTTCCTTCGTGCGACCGGATCACATATATCCTTATGAAGTATGAAATTTTATGTGAGGTTGACAATCCCGCCTCGATTTATCTTTCTGGTGGCTTAAACCCGGATCGAATTGTGTGTGAGGGCGGTCAACTTCTTATACAACCTCATTCCCCGGTACTGGGGGATCTTACTTACTCTCAAGTAGGTGAGCTGGCAGGGGCTACGCTCTTGCTTTTTATAACGGCGTTTCTCTTTCGTTACGTCTTTCAAAAAATCCAAAATCGATAAAAAAGGAGATTTCGACATGGATGAAGCTACAGCACAAAGCGCGGAGCTTGCGGCTGCCGTCAATAGTGGCGTTGGAATGATCACGGGTGATGGTATGACAGCTATCGCCTCGGTTGGTGCGGCAATGATTGGTTTGGCCGTTCTCGCGGTGGTCATCAAGTGGGTGAAAGCCTCTTTCTTCGGCTAATCTTGAACTGACTCACCAGGGGCCTCACGGCCCCTTTTTTTTCTTAGGAGAAAACTATGGCGCTGACAACTTTCGTTCTCTTAGTCTTGGCTGCTGCCGCCTTCATTTTGCTGAGGTGATATATGTCTCAAAATTTCATGATTTGGGCGCTGGCCTCCATTTTTGTCGTTTTTACCGCTGAAACCGCTCGTGCCCAAGATAAAACTGTTTTTTCTCAAACGACTTCTTATTCTGACAAAACTGAATGCCAGGTTCGGCTTGAAAAAAAAACTTATCCGATAGATTTCGGGCCTGATGGTACTTGTGATGGCGATGCTTTCGGTTTACCAGTAACGGATGAAGTCGTTCTTGCGCTTGGTCCAGCGGTTGGCGCTTCTGCGACCCTCACCGAATTCACTCACACTTGTCACAATGGTTCTTACCAGCCAGGTCAAAAAATTGTCGTTCAGTATGAAGTGGCATCCTATAACGGGTCTTACTGCACCTTTTCCAATAGCGATATATCAACAGAGCCTTATGATGAAGCTTCTTTTTCTTGCTCGCTGGAAGGAACAGATGGTCCAATTGTGACATCTGACGATTATGCTTCGACGTTCTGTATTCAATCGTGTCTTTTCAACACCACAATTTCAAATTCAAACCCAGATGGTTCTTACACTATATATACAGAAAGTTCTGGTGAAAGCTGTCAAGTCACGGATTCTCAACCTTCTTTTACTACCGGCGACACTGGTGACACTACCGGCGGCGACACTGGTGACACTACCGGCGGCGACACTGGCGACACTGGTGACACTGGTGACACTACCGGCGGCGACACTGGTGACACTACCGGCGGCACGACCGGCGACACGACTTTAACTCAAGCTGATATAAGCGCTCTTCACTCAGAACTTGTTGCCATAAGCGAAAATACCTTTGATTCTCGTGGCGATTTGAATTCGATTGAGCAAATTGCTGGAAATCTTGCATCTGCCACTACTGCCATTTCAACCAATTCCACCTCAATGGCTGACGACTTAGATTATCTGGCTCAACAGATGCAAAACGGCATGATTCATGGTTTTGATGTGAATGTTGATCAAATTGCCCTTGAATCCAAAATTGATCAACTTCAATCGACCAATTTTGATGGTTTTGCTCAACTTTCAAATGACGTTCAGTCTCTTTCAGGAATCGGTGGAACTGATCCTACTGCTGGTTCGACGGATTCTCAAATTCTAGAACAGTTACAGGAAATCAACGCGGGAACTGGCTCAGATCCCACTTCTGATGTTTTGGATTTGGATGAAACTGTTCTTTCTCAAAATGCTTCGAATATTGAATCTGAAGTTTCTTCAATTCTTTCTGAAAATACGGAAGAAATTACGCTCGATCAGCTTGATGATTCACGAATTGCTTCACCCACCTACCAGAAGCAGACTTTTCTCACGATTGAAGCGCTTGGCGAGACTTATCAACTGGATCTCCAACCCGTTTTTCCTATCTTCAATTTGGCCGGTGCCATCGGTTTGATCGGGGTTCTTTTGCTTTCTGGCCGAATCATTACGCGCTCTTTGGGAGGCTCTTAAATGTTTCATTTGATTTCGATTCTTGTTTTGGCAAGCCAAAGAATTTATCGTCTTTTGCGGTCTTTTTTTGGGTTCTCGACAAGATCCACAACTTCAAAATCCGTGATGGCGGTTCTTGTGGGATCCTTCCTTTTTAAGCTCATTGATATGCTCGGTTTAGGAATTGTTGTTTTTCTTGGTGTAGATACAACTTTTGATTTTGTCGAAGCTGAAATTCGTCAATACGCTAGTTTTTCTTTTATGGGTGAGCATTTGAATCTGGCATTGACTGCTTTGAATGAGCTTTTTTTCTTTCAGTCTCTTTCAATTTTGGTTTCAGCGCTTTCAATTTCTTTTACGCTCCACGCTTACAAAATGATGATCCGTCCCCGTCAGGGCAATTTATTTTAAGAGGGCTAATTGAATGTTGTATCTTTTTACTGGAAATCCTGGGGAAGGGAAAACTCTTAATGCGCTTGATTTTGTAATTAAAAAGCGAGAAGACGATTTAAAGGAATATGGTGTTCATCGAAAAGTCTACGTCGTAAATTTTCAGCGTTTTTCAGATGGAAAAATTTTTGATGAGTCCCATTCTCTTTATGACAAGGTTTCTGACTGGATTGAGTTGGAAGCGCCCGACATTACCGAAAACCTTTGGTCTCTTTATGATGACAATCACCCAAAAATTGAGTGGGGTTCGATTGTTTTGATCGATGAGTGTCAGGATTTTTATCCTACCCGTTCCAGGGGTGAAGTTCCTGAGTTTTTGAAGTTCTTCGAAAAGCATCGTCACACCGGTTGTGATTTTGTTGCCGTCACTCAAAAGATTCGACAGGTAGATGTTCACTTTCGAGCGTTGGTGAATGAACATCGACATTTTTCCAGAATCATGGGCCAAAATGCCGTTCGCATCAAAAAACTGAATCGGGTTATGGAGGGTAAAGATGAAGATTCTGCTGAAATCGAAACATCGCAAAAACGATTTCCCAAAAAGCTTTTCGGGCTTTACCGATCTGCGGCAACCCATACCCACAATAAAAAATTGCCTAAAAAGCTCTACGCTATTCCTTTTTTGGTTTTTTTGATTGTTCTTCTTGTGTCTTTTGCGGTTTGGTCTTTGACTGGTTTTCTTTCTTCTGATGATCCCACACCGGGGATTTCTTCTCCAGTTTTGGAAAAGAAAAAACCGGAATTTGCTCAGTCTGTTGATGAAAAGATTTCGCTTTTTCATCCTTCTCTGGTCAGTCATAAATATCGTATAGCTTATTTCGATTTGAGTGATCGTGTTCGAATTACGGATGAAAAAGCCTTCTATCACATTAGTAAAAAAGAAAATTGCCGTTTCCATCAGGTTTTCGGTTTTGTTTGTGTTTTTGACGATCAATTTCTTATTTTAAGGAGTTCAAATGATGAAGATTCTGATTCACCTGGCCCTTTTTAGCCTTTTTTCGGTTTCTGCTTTTGCCCAGTCAAATCATTTTCAGTTGCGAGATATGCCGCTTGAAGAAGTGGCAAAGTTGACAAGTGAAAAAACTCAGTACAGTTTGATTTTTCCGACTGGATTGGATGGTTCGATTTCCTTTTTTAAGGGTTTGGATTTATCTCCCGTTGATTTTAAAGATTTTCTTCTCGGATCGCTTCGTGTTAATGGTTTTGATTATGAGGTCAAAGGCCGTCAGATTTTTGTTAAGAAAGAATCTGAACAAATTATTTTTAAAGATTTCTATTCAAAGGCTTACCAAACGGCTCTTGAAGGTGTGGATCTTTCTTCTTTTTTGGATAAAGAAGGTCGCTATTCAACTTTTAAAAAATTTCACTTGGTGTATGCCTCTCCAGGTCAGCATCGTGCAATTGAAAACTTTCTTTCTTCAATTAAAGAGGAGAAAACGCAATTTACTTCACGCGTCGTTCATTTCCAGGACGTTGATCCTTCAAAAATAAAGGCTTTGGATTTTGGTGATCAAGTTCAATTGGTTTTTGATGAAAAAACTAGAAAGCTTCTTATCTATGGCCCTGTTGAAAAAACTGCTGAAGTTGCTTCGACCGTTCGCCATCTTGATCGTCCGCAACAAACTTTTAATGTGGCTGTTTTGATCGCTTCTCTGAATCGGACTGATATGGAAAAAAAGGGGTTTGGCTTTGCTTTTCAACAGGGTGGATTTAGCCTTGATGTGGTTAATTCCGTTTTTGGCTTTAACAGCCTTTCAGATGCTACTCAGACGATTTCAGCTTTTGCACAATATCTTGATTCAGAAACGACTTCACAAATTCTAGCGCGCCCTTATTTGCAAATTTCTGACGGTGAGAAGGCTCTTCTCGTTTCTGGTAAAGAAGTTCCTTTTGTTCAGTCAACTGTTGATCAAACGACCGGCCAAACCATTCAGGTGGTCGAAAGGAAAAATGTTGGGCTTAACCTCGACATTGGTTTGAGCACGATTTCTCCTAATTTGATTTCTTTGAAAATCAGCCAATCACTTTCAAATATTTCGGCGACTCAGATCCAGGGAGCTAGTGATGTTGTTACTGATCAACAGCAGATCACCACCACCATTCAGGTCGAGCCTGGTCGTTTTTACGCTTTTGGCGGCTTAGTGGATCAACGCACTAGGAAGGCTGAAAGTTTGGGGCTTCTTTCTTTTGGCGATTCTCAGGATCGTCAGGAGCAGGAAATTGCCGTTTTTGTTTATGTCAGCCCAACCGACAAGCCCCCGGTGACCGTTTCGATTTCCCCTTGGTGGGATTGACGCATCCCGAAGGCCAGTCAGCGGCCCAGATAGGGCTGCGCTGGCACCGGGTGCCCGACTTCAACTATTTGCACGGGGAGCGCCTAGGCGCGACCAATGCGATTGCACAATATGAGCCTTTACAAGATCATTACTCGCCACCTCATGGCTGGCCCGAAGGGCCTTTTCTTTGTTTGGATAGAAAAAGGATAAATCGTGCTTTTGGGGTTGGTGGGTGGTGGTGCCAGGCAAGGGCTTGCCCGCCGGCACCACCACTGGTTTAGAGTTCCTGTAACACTCTATAGTTATAAACAAAAAAACGCTGTAGATGGTAGTTTTGTGGAGTAAAACGACAGATCGATTAAAAAAAATTCACTTTATCATTAAAAAGTGATGGTAAACCCTTAAATTAAGGCCTTTATTTTTCACTAAAATTTAGACATAAAAAAAGGGCCACTTAAGGCCCTTCAATATTATCCATAACGAAGTTGAGAGGTTGCTATGGACTTAAGTAAGATTATACCAAATCGTGTAGAAGATTTTTTTTTGAATCCGGATGGAAGTATGGAAAAATACGACAATTTCAAGGTCTTAGCGCATACGGTTGATTCTGTTCGCCAATTTTATGACGTTTTCTTGGATGAAAAGCTTCTTCAACAAATTCATGGAATTTCGATTGTAGAAATTAACGGTGTCGAATTTAAGCGTTCTAGAATTGGAAGTAAATCCCAATATCAGTTTTCACTTCAAAGCTCTCAACTTGGGATTCAGGCCCTTTTTAAGCGATTTAGACGTTCTATTAACGACACTGAAAGCCAGGTCAAATTTGAGCTTTCTCCGCATTTTCTGATTTTGCCCATTTCTGAACAAAAAAAATGGCTGGATGGGGTTCTTTCTTATCTTTCTTTTCTCGATTGGACACCAGTGCATTATGCCCTTCATTTTGCAATTGACTTTCAAGTGAATGAACCCGGATATGATTACGTAAACGATGTTTTTCCTGATTTTGCATCTCGAATGAAAGGGTTTCGTTCCAGTCGTGGATATCAGAATGAAAGTCTAAGCTTTGATTTTAAGGATTTCGAATTGACGGCAAACGGTTCTAAGGGCCAAGAAACGATCACTTTAGGCGCGCCAGATTCCTTTCAATTTTCGATTTATCGAAAAGATTTAGAAATTCTGAAAAGTAAAAAAGTTGAACATTTCAAGTCAATATGGGGCTATGACTATCAGGAAGAAAACCCAGTTTTTCGTCTGGAACTTCGCCTTCATCAATCACAACTTGAAAAATTTCATCATCAAACTGGCAAACACTATTTCGAGTTTCTCGAAAAAGATTCTTTTTCCATTATGAGACATTTCATGAGCGATCGCCTTCGATATATGGATTCCACAAAAAATAAAATGGCTCCGATTTGGTGGCTTCTTTTTGAATCGGTCGATCACAAGGAACCTGTTTTTGTCACAAAACCCCGAAAAGACAAAGAAAACATCCAGCACAATGCGACCTTGGCCCTTGGAAATTTGGTCAGTGCGTCTTTAAAAATGGGTCTCGGTCCAGAACAGATCACTGAGGACCTTTTGGGGATGCAGTCCTTTCGATACCTTCTGAAAGAGAAATTCGATCACGTCCACCGGACCGATCTTTCTGATTCTGATCTTCGAATTGCTGTTTTAGAGTATTGTCGTAAATCTTTTGAAAAATTTCATGAGGAGAGAATTTGATGAAGTCGCAACCCGTCAAACTTTCTGATGGTCGCTGGAGAATCCGAATTTATCCCTTCCCAGGTTCAAAGTCCTGCCGACAAAAAACGGCTAAAACGAAAAAAGAGTGTTTGGAATGGGCGAATCGAGAGTATTCTTTTCTTCACGGAAGCAAACCGGAAAAAGATTACCGAAGACTTTCAGAAATTATCGAACTATGGTTTCAAATTTATGGCGTTCACCTTTCTAGTGGTTTTGATCGAAAGAGAATGATGCTGAATTTTGCTCGTCAAGTTGGAGATCCTTTCTACCAAAATTTTTCCGGACGTGATTTTCTTGCTTGGCGATCTTCTGTCAAAATGGGCGAGAATTCCAAAAATCACATTCATACCTATCTTAAAACCCTTTTTAAAAAGCTTTTAGATCATGGCTATATTCACATTCGCAAAAACCCATTGGATGGCATAGAGAAGCTTAAACATCAAGAGCCTGAAATGCGATACCTAACTAAAATTGAGATTGAAAAAATTCTCTTAAATTGTGACTATGTTCCCCTTGAACTGATGATTCGATTGGGTCTTTCTGCTGGTTTGCGCTGGGGTGAGATTTTGAGCCTTCGCCCTATGAACTTCATTCATGGCCGTGTTTCACTTCACAAAACCAAAAGCCGTAAAACCCGATCCATACCGATAGAATCAAGTCTTTTTCATTCTTGTTTGGATTATTTGGAAAAAAATAGAAGATTTCCCGATCTTACGAAACGCTTTGAAAAGCTTCTTTCAGCCTGTGATATTGAACTTCCGTCAGGTCAAAGAACTCATGTTTTGCGCCATTCTTTCGCTAGTCATTTTGTTCAGAACGGCGGTGACTTGTTGACGCTTCAAAAACTTCTTGGGCATTCTGATTTGAAAATGACGATGCGTTACGCTCATCTTGCGCCTGACTACGCTGAAAAGGTTTTAGAACTTAATCCAGTGGCACAACTATGAATTTATTTTTTATGATTCCTCCGATTTTCGCAGGCCTTTTATTAACTTTTTTTGCTTTGTGGCTCAATAAAATTGCTGATGAAAAAGCAAAGGAAGAGGAAAAAGAATAAAACTATCTTAGTTTGATCGTATTTAAAAATTATTAATAGATAATAAAAAACCCCGCGAACTAAGGTTCTACGGGGCTTTGAATATGGTGCCGACATCAAGACTTGAACTTGAAACCTACTGATTACAAATC